TGCATGATGCTGTCTGTTTGACGATGCATGTTGTATAATTTATTCTGTGCTGTTAATTCTGCGGCGCCCACCGTGACCTACCATCTTTTCCTACACGACGCTCTTCCGGTCTGCTGGTATTGTTGGAAACCTAATGGTAGAATCTGGAGACTTCGCACCAAATGTCGTTTCAGGAAAAAGACGTGGCGATGGTGGCAAAGCTGTTGGTATTGCACAATGGCATCCAGATAGACAAGCAAAATTCCAACAACTTTTTGGAAAATCATTAGCAGGCGCACCTTTCAAAGATCAGCTTGAATTTGTAAACTGGGAGTTGAATAATTCAGAAAAACAAGCGGGTAATGCGCTAAAAGGTGCAACAACTGCCGAAGATGCTGCTGCTATTGTCGATAAACTCTATGAGAGATCTAGCGGCGAAGCTCGTCAGCAACGTCAACAAAAAGCTGCTGAGTTGCTTGGTGGTAAATTCTCTCCTTCGGGTTCCGNNAGTTCGGGTGGAGGATCAAGCGCAGCAGGACTTGCCGGCGGTTTTGGCGGATCCGGTGCAAATCCTTTAGCTGCTATGTTAGGTGGTGGTGGATCGCCATTTGGTATGATTGGCAATCTATTAGGCGGTATTGTCGGAGACATGTCTAAGAACACATCGCTTGCATCAGCAGCACCTAAAAGTGCGGGTGGCGGTCAAACGAATGTTAATGTTGCTTCAAGATCACCCGATACATCAAGAAGAGAAATGCCAAGTTCGAGAGATCCTGCACCAGGATTGGACGATATACATTCAAATCTCATCAAGCTTATCTTTGGATAAAACAAAAGGGTAGCATTTCTGCTACCCTTTGCCTCTCGACCGACTGGAATCGGTTTATTTATTCGTCAGCGAGAGTCTTTAGAAACTCCATCGTGTCATCATCTTCACCAGATGCGAACACTTCGTTCTGCTTCGGTGCAGACGCTGCCTTATGTGACTTTGCTGGCGCAGAATCATCCCAAGGATTCGTATCCTCAGCCTTCTTCGTTGCATTCGCACGAGCACCTGCTGCTGAACCATCAAGGCCCAATACACGAGCCAACTTGGCCTTCAGTTCGTCATACGACTTGAACTTGGAAGGATCGAGGAACGCCTGGAGAGAATGTTCCTGCTTCCAAACCTTTTCAAGCTGATCGTCGTCCTTGCTGATAGGAGCAGGACCATCGAACTCGCTCTTGTCGTAATTACGATAACCTTCGACTTGACGAATCTTCAACTTGAAGTTTGCGCCTTCCCAAAGATCAAATGGGTTCATAGGCTTTTCATCATCAAACTGTGGGTTCATGGCTTCGTTGATCTTGTCGAAGATCTTCTTGCCATACTTGTAAAGGAATACCTTACCCTCGTTGTCGGGGTTAGCAGCATCCTTGACGACTAGAATGTTTGAAATGAAGTTAAGACGACGCTTCTGGTCACGGACCTGCTTACGTGCAGGCGATGCATCATCATTGGTAGAGTTCCACAACTGAGAGTTATACTCAGAGACAGGATCCTGCTTACCAAGCGTAGTCAAAGAGTTCTCAATGTACCACGAACCAGTCGGACCCTTGAACCCATGCTCAAAGATACGCACGAAAGGCATATCTTCGCCTTCAGGAGCAGGAAGGAAACGAATGGTAGCCATACCATTGCCTGCCTTGTCGACCGATGGCTTCCAAAAGCGATTGTCCTCTTCGGATCCCGCTGATGGTGCATTTAATTTGGTGAGTTCTTTTGTGAGTGCGTCGAGTGACGTTTGGCGCTGTTGCTTGAGAGCTGCGAAAGATGTAGACATGTATATACCTCGTATGTTTTGTATGAATTGTATTTGTTATATGAACCAGTGCACTGTATAATCGCACACTGATACATTATATATGTGTATCACACAGGTTTAAATCGATCAAGCAAAATATTTTTCATCTTTGCTCTATCGTATTCTAGAAATGGTTTGTACTTCGTTAGCTTGTTAGCCAAGTCGCTCCAAACAATATCTTCGCCCATGTGTTTTTGCCAATGCGAGAAGCATCGAACAACGTCAATTAGAATGACAAGCGTCTCAATCGTAATCTGCCTACGTAGGTACAGACGTAACGCAGGAGGATGCTGACCATCTTTCACAATAAAGTTAGAATCAAAGTTCTCGTCTAACTTCTCAATGTCATTCTTAAAAATGTAGGTCAGTGATTGAGTGCGCTTTTGCCACTCTACGAAACGTGCTTGTGCGATCTCGTTATATGCAAGGTCGCCAATCCACGTATCACCTTCAATGAAATTAGCAACAAGGAAATGTTTGGGATCCTTGTGCTTTGCTAGTTTCATGAAGAATATCTTATCCCTACGATGATTAAAAGCAGTTGGCGTTGCTGATCGTAGCTTGCCATTATACTTAAAATAGTCGTAAGATTTGCTCGTGAAGTGATTCTTCAGAGCGACATAGTCTTGAAAGACTTCAAATGGAGTCATGCATCACCTATATAGGCAGACGAGCACTCTTTTTCATAAAGTTAAGGTTCTCTGCTTCAAATTGAATTTTTGATTTAAGCACGTTATTGCGTCGAATTAACTCTCCCGCAAATTCAACCTCGAGGCCGTTTAATTCACACCACAGTATGACAGCATCGATGTATTCGATTTGACGCTCTTTCACAAGAGTTTCAATCTCTAATGGGAAGGCAGAATTCAACTGTAAAGGCACTAAATAATCCATTTTATTTGGCGGTCAATTCAAACGTCTGACCTGGTTCAACTGAAAAGTTGTAATTCATGACTTGATCGCCATTCTTCTTCCATGACTTGACATTAATCTTATCAACGCCAGGAGGAACAATCCACTCAGCATGATTACGACTAATTGCTGCTCGTGCTACCGACAAAGGTACACATGCTGCAATGATGCCCAACAAAAATGTTTCTCGTCTCTTAATCATTTTTCTGTCCGTTTCTCTTTTGAATTTCTTCTATAAAGCCGGCCCAAAACTCCTGATACAGTTTAGGACTGTCTAGTGCGATCTGGCAGTAAAACCGACCAAAGTCTTTGCTATGATTGTAGATAAGATCTTTGATAACTTTTTCGTTGAACTGCCAGCTGTACATTTGTTAATCCCATAGACTGTGATAATATTTACCGAACAATCTCATTCCATTATTACGACGAGCATAAGCTACCTTGTAACCTTCTGCATCAAACACATGAGTGTGGTTAGGTCCATAGTACATTTCACTAAATCCGTTAGCATTCTTTTTCCAACGCATATCGAACTCGCCAGTGTGAAAATCATCTTCCCAATCATCATTGATTTCACACTCAAACGCATGGATCATTTCACCCATAACCCAATCCCAACGCTTGAAGTGATTGGAATCAGTATCCCATTCGTTCTCTTTAGGCAGTGCTGCCGTAGAGCGAAGATGCTCGGGTACATCTTCATCATCAACAAGCGGTGCACCGTGCTTCGTTTCTTGCAACTGCTTCAACATCGGATAGATGATGAATGCAAGAGTATTGTCCATGTTCCACGTATCGCTTGGGTCAATGCGAACACTAATCTTGCGCTTACGATGCTTCACGATATGGTTAATCGTGTTGTTATAGACAAACTGCAGAACGTCTTCAAGCTTTTCTAAATACTTTTCAAACGTGGTGTTGTTTTCACTCCAATCAAACTTATACTTCTTGTCCATATAATTAGTATGGATTCGAGAACGCCACCAAGTGTCAGGATAACTACTAATATCAATCTTCATAATTTGTATATATCATCAATTCAATTTGTTGTCAAGTTTTTCTTTGGTGACGATCTCTAGAGTACCTAGAACATCATCATAAATGTAGACAGGTGTGAGACCAAGTTGTCTGATCTCCTCACCTGCCTTTAGAAAATTCTCAAAAGTAGAATTGGGTCCCGCTACTGCAGCACATTGGGTTAATAAATCTTCCGTCAGATACTTTCGCATGGGACCCTCTTCTAATTACTTAAGAGTAAGAGACTGCACAGCAGCAGCGACGTTCACACCAGTGATGGTGCTGACGCTAACAGGCTGAAGTGCGATAGTGCCATGAAGGCCGCCAACGAGAACGTTAGCACCAAGGCCTGCAACAGCAGAAACCTCTGCAGCGGCACCAACATAGTTGCCGTTGAGAGGATAATCAGACTTGCCAGTGCCAGGAGCAATGACAGACCATATCATGGTCTTTGCAGTCGTGTATCCAACGTCAATACCGAGCCGGTTGATACGTCCGCTATATTCGCTATGCTTGCCTTCCTTGTCAACAACGACACAGTCGACGGTCTTGCTAGAGCCAAGGATGTAGCCCCATCCGCCTTCGACGTTACAAGTCAATACGCCAAGCTGAAGCTTTGACGAACCAGAACTCTTGGAGTCAGCAGCATGTGCAGCACCAACCATAAGGCCAAGCGCTGCAATCGATGCAAGCGCAATCTTCTTAATATTCATTAGATTTTCTCCGATTACTTGTTATCGTTTTTATCGCTTACAAACGTATTCATCTTGGTAGCAAGACGAATAACCTCATCCTCATCTATAGTGGGCATATTGGGAAAAGGTACAACTGGCTGATTAGACTGCATAGCAACTTCACGCAGCGAGTTCCAGTCATTTTCGAGTTGAGTGCGTTCTGCGTACATCTTTTCTAAGAGAATTTCTTTTGCGAGTTGCAAAAGATCGAAACGCAGTTCAAACGGTGTTTTATTAGACATAATTTACTCCTTGTGTCTGTTTGTGTTAAGGTGGGGGGATTCTGTTTCCAAGCTCCCCCCGTGCTCATGTTAGGCCGCTAGAGCCAAACGAGGTGCAAAATTATCGTTTGCATTTAGAGTTTTGCGCTTAAGATAGTCGCCTACCATTATCTCCAGTCATCTATTTCACGCCCAGTCGATCCTATTTCAGGCCCATCGAAAATAAATCTTAATAGGCACCCTGACCTCTCATAACAACACCCATGACTTGTTCGACTAAAAGAAGTTTCTTGTTTATCATTTCTTCAGTGTACTTCCCATTTCTAGGAGTTAACTGCTTATATTGATCAACAATCAGTTTTGCTCTATGTGCTTTTTTCTTGTGTAGCATATAAGGCAATACATCTTTTAGCAAATCAAAAGCATTGTCATAGTTTAAAATCAAGGTATAGGATATGTTATAGTTAGGATTTTTTGGCTTGTTAGAAGATATACGTCCGCCCCATTTTTCTTTGATCTTTTCTAAGATCGTAATGTCGCAGTTGTAAAATTCTACAGTTGGAAATCTCATATATTCTGGTTGAGAAGCTCTATCTCTAGACAACCTGATGCTTCCATCTGCATCCAAAAATCCTGCTGTGTAAATCTCTAGCATATTAACCTCCGTCTCTATACTAATATTTATACAGCGTGTCCTAAAAAACGTGTCCTATCTCCATTTATTTTTGGTGGACCTGACCGGAATTGCACCGGTGTCCTCAGCGTCTTTCGACTTCCTTCTACGATAATCTCTTATTTATGAGGGACCAGATGGCCCTTCTCATCGAGTTTTAGAAACTTGTTCTCTGCTAGCATCTCTAGAGTAGTAAGAACACCACCACGGACACCAACTGTATAACGACGCTCACTCCATAGACCTGCAATCAGAATAAACAATCCGATCATCCAGTAGTCGAGAAACATCTGCTATTCCTTTACCTGAAATTCTTTTTTATAGAGATATTGCGCTGCGTTTGGACCAAAACAACACTGCGCCAAACGCAACGCATCTTTGTAATTATCGGCGTGGAACCGAAGAAACTTGACACGGCCTTCCCAATAGTAGGGCACCATGTAGACAACTTTCTTAAAACTCGGCGTCGGTTCCTTCTTCATCAACGTATTTATTGTTTGCCAACACTACAACCGAGAAACCTTCTTCTAGATCTGGCAACTCGACCGTTTCTGCCATCGTCTTGAGGATATGTGCAGGGATAGTCTTGCCAGGACGAGAAGCAAGTCGCTGCTCATGGTCTTCAGTGACAGGAAAGTATACAGCGAGCTTACGATACTCGTTTGGAATCATGGCGAGCTTCTTAGCACGAGTCTTCTTGTTAAGATTCGTCTGATCCCACACAATGTCTTGACCTGCCTTTACAGCGGCCTCGACCTGCTGATACATTTCCTTCTCGGCAACCTTGACTGCAGTCTTAAAGACTTCGTTGTACGTCTTGCCGGTGTTAGCAGCAATACGCTCGATAATTGCATCAGAAGAAATATACGCAACGCCCGTTTCATTCGGGTAGCGGTTCCACCACGTAGACTTGCCCGTGCCTGGCAACCCGATAAGCATATACATATTAGGACGTGCCATGATTATCTCCATTCACAATTCATTATATCATTTCTTGTCTTTTTTGTCAACCAGTTCTTTGTGGATCACAGCACCGGAGATGGCAACCTGGATCTGCCTAAGAACGTCTTCACCAGGAATGCTTACAGGGCTGCTACCAGGTGCGCTGCGACCGGCGTGGTATCCCGTTAGCCAACAGCGCACCTTAGCAAGTTCGTGGTGCCAGTGAGGCTCCACGTCTATTTTTGCTTTTTTACTCATAAGAGATCTCCTTCAAAAATTCTTCCTTGACCTTGCGGAATGCCGTGTTCGTCTGCGTGTGCTTTAGAATCGTATCCACAAGTTCCTGATACACTACAAATGCCTCCGGAGGCGCTTCGAAGTGACGGAAGATCATTGAACGGATCAGCGGCGTGTAGTCTGCCGCACCCGATGGACGCAGAGCAAAGTCCTTCTTCGTCTTGTACTCGTCCTTGCAGTACGCAATTTCCTTAGAAATATCGTTTGCAAGATCCTCTACGCACAGCTTGAGATCGTAAGCATAGTCCTGGACCTTCTTAACATCCTCAGGCGGCAGCACAGGGAACAAGTCATCAAGTTCATTACGAAGCACAAGCGCTACAACCTCACGCTCGTTTTCGAGTAGAGACTTCACCTTGTGGATACGGACATACCAGTCAGACTTGATCTTAACCATATGACCGTCATCGAAACGAACCACAACACCTTCAGTGTCTTCCTGCTGGCGAACCAACTCGAGAAGACCTTCAGACTTGTAGTCGTATGCCTTGACGACTTCGATACCGTAACGCTCACCAATCGCCTCGAGAGCATCATGGAGCATATACGTACCACGCACTATATCACGAAGGCCCGTAAGCACCAAGCGATCCTCAGCGTAGTCGAGTACGATACGGTTCTTCTTAGAGCACCATTCGAAGATGGGCGTAAACCCAGCGATCAAATAGTTACGAGCAAAAAGAGCGTAGTGCGGGTTCTTCGCTACAAAAGCTTCCGCTTCCATAGAAGTATCCGTAACACCCATCTTGGTCATCCAACGGACGTGGTTCCGCACAGGGCACGGAGATACCATAGACCCGTCGAGCTTCTCAAGGATCACATGCGGGCGGTCCCACAGCAAGCGATGAGCAAGCGTCTCGTCACGCTCGTTGACATTGAAGAACTTGTGGTAACGGCGGTTCACCAACTTGCCGTCCATGTCGAAGATGAGACCACGACACTCACGGCGCAAACGGTTATGAAGCGAACGCTCCTTCCGCATCTCAGCAGACCCGCCAGCAACCTTCACGTCCGGAAACGTGTCCGACGTAGCGACCACATAGTTGATAACCTGATACCCATCCTTCTGAGCGACGATAAACTCCGGAGAGTCCTTGATCGCCGGAAGAACGTCATTTATATGCTGTATCAACGGAAAATCGTAGTTCATAACATCACCTCTATTGTATTTTCATAATACAATAATTCGAATTAAATGTCAACCGAAAAAATAGGAGATTTCGCTCCTATTCTTGTCTTGTAAGATTAGAAGTCGCCAGGAGCGACCTGCAGAACCTTCACACCTTCGGCACGGATCGCATCTACGACCTGCTGACGGTCATCGAACCACAGATACGGGTTTCCGTACTTCGCTCGAATCTGCTGCAGCAGCTCTACCTTGACAATGCTATCCTGACGATAGTCGCCAGCAGAACGCATGTAGAGCTCATCGAACCCGATGCCAAACTTTCGCATCTGATCCATTGTAACCTGACGAGACTCCTCGCCACGACCCGAACACAGAATTACTGTATCAAAGCCGTTGTCAAACATTTTGGCAAGATAAACAATCTCATCATGCGGCGTGTCATGCGGAATGCCCGCTGTAAAAGCCTTCCAGTTCTTTGGCTTCGTTGCCACGTACTGACGCCGATGCTCAATGTTAGCGAGCGTCCCGTCAATATCAAATACAATTACCTTACTCATTTAAATCTCCACATCTACATAATCCATTTCACCAAGACACTGAAACTTAGTGCCATTGAGCGTCAAGTCACGAGTTTCGTGCCAATGCCCAAAGAACCACATCTCAGGCTGATGATATTCCCACATTGACTGCAGCGCCTGTCCTGTACGAGTCTTGTGATGCTGCATTCCAAATCTTGATCCACGAGAGACAAACATATCCCAAGCGATATGTTCAGGACAGTCATGTGTAAACATTACTCGAGGTTTTGCTGCTCGATAAACATCGATAAGCGCTTCTAGCTCTTCAATAAAAAGACATTACTCAGGCAAACAATCCTTACCTTAAGTGC